AGCATTATCAAATTCTCGGATTCATCATTCGTGGAAACCGTGAGTCGCCAACATGGGGCGAGAGTGAGGGCATCTTTGTGTTTGCCATGACAACTCTGGAATTGATTCACTGCAAAATCCTTAATTCGAGTCCCAAACAGCCGCCTCGATGCAATGTCTTGATAGGGGGCTTCATCGGCTATCATCAGATGTTCCGCTTGGAATAGATCAGCGTTGAATTCGCTTTTCCCCGTCATATACCGATATGGCCTCGCAACGCGGCCACCCAGCATTTCAGTGATCAGGTCTTGGAATAGATTTTTGCCACAATTTCTTGGGCCAGCCATAACGAGTGCTTGCCCCGGCATGGGCTTCCCTGCTTTCATCATCAGCCGCGCCATGTGGAGCCACCCGAAAACGTGCTGGGGTTGGTCTGGATCAACCGCGTGGAATAGTTCAGTGATGATTTTCTCAACCATCGGAAACGGGCGCGGCTCACCCTTAATGACAACTGGATCGTCCGTAACCAGCACCCGATTACCCTTAAACATCAGCACGCCAGCCTTGTGGCCCGCGAGTGGCCCGGCATATTCGCAGGAATATTCGTGCGTGCATTCAGCCAGCACACGATCAACGTCGCTCATATTCTCGCCCTGCAACTTCGCGCCTCGAACCCCGCGCAGCTTTAACTGCCTCTTAACAGCATCGCCGTTGAGGGAGAGGAAGCGTTCGCGGTTGTCGCGCATGAAGAATCGGCCCGATAAGGGATGGTGGAATATTTCAAAAGGGAGCATATTTTGGGGGGTTGAAGTGGATTATTTTTTGGAGGTTGCCATTTGCCCGGCGACCTTGGGGCATTCTTACAAATTGAGATTTTGTCCAAGTGGCGGGGTCTGCACCGAGTTGACAGGCAAGCTGGAAGAATTTCCGCGTAGCCGCCTCGCTCCGCTCTCGCACATCGAACCAAGCATGAATCGACTTCCCTCCAGAGTCCACGGCCATGCAGAGGGGGGCGTGGAGGGCTAGGTGTTGGATGATTGAGGCATGGGAGTCGTGAGAGCCTTCGTCAAATTCCACAACGAGGTAGTGGCGCGGGCCGGTGTTGGAGAGGGTGTGTTGGGATCGTTTGCCCGCTTGAGTTTCGCCCCACTTATCCGACATGGGAGATGGGACTATGAATTGGTATCGAGAGGGGTTCCAGAGGGTGCGGGGCTTGGTGGCAAATTCTCTGGAACTCAACCCAATGCAGAGCAGCGGGTCGCCCTCGAATAATTGCTGGAGTGCTTCCCCGGCATTCGCGCACTCGACCATCGACGAGTTCACCAGTGCATCCATGCCGCCGCCGAGGTTGGCGATTCGTTTAGTGTCAATGGGGTTGGGGAAGGGCCAGCGGGGGCGCACCTTGACAACGGAATTGCGGATTGTTTTGAGGGCATTCTGGACTTCGCCCGTCTGGAGGCGGCGACTAGAGTGCTTCCCAACCCACTCCTCAATATCGGCATCGGCGTAGCCCGCCTTGTCCAACACACACGCGGCGTGGAATATCCATTTATGAACACCCGTGCCGCTAGATGGGCAGTCTTTGATTCGTGGAGGGAGAGTGGTTGGCATTTAGTCCGCGAATTGTGCTGCCCGCCGGGCTGTTCTGCGTTCAGCGATCTCGTCTTGGAGTTGGAGCCGCCCCTTTAGGTTGGCCCGCATGAGATCATGCTTCAATATTTCCACCTCGGTCTGGTGGTTGTGCTTCAATGTTTCCACTTCAGTTAAGTGTGATGCTTCCTCCTGCGCCAGTTGGCGTTCAAGGTCGCGCACTCGTTCCTCCAGCACTTCGATTTCGTGTTGTTCGTTTTCAGTCATGTCTAAAGTCTCCCCGGTCATCGCACACGCGAGCCGGGGGTATGCGGTGGTTGTTACCTAGCCCAAACCCCAAAACCGTAAGTATAGCCAGCCTTTCTTACTGGCGAGTTTTGTTGTTGTTCTGCCACCGCAAAATTATTCATCATATACATAAACCAAGTATCACTCGGCTAACTGCGCCCGCGTTTTCCTCATAGCTTTTGTCTCGAACTGTGAAAAACAAATGCGCGGCTGTTTCTGTTCTGATTGGGTTGCCGAGAACTCTGTATTCCTCTTGATATTTGGTGTATGGGCCGCGCACGCCGCAATAAATTTGCCAGATATGCTCGAAGTCATTCATCCTCATCCTCCCCACTGGAACAATCTGGACACGCATAGGCTGGCCCTGCCCCGCCAGAGTCCACGGTCATGTAGCCGCGCCCTTTGCAATACTGGCAAGTCTCCTCTCGTTCCTCGTCTATACAGTCGTATTCCATGTCATCGTTCAACATAGAGGATTCCGCAATCACCGCGTCTACCGTCAACTTTTACTAACCCCGCCTGTTTTAGTTCGGAAATCCGACCACTTATACAGTTCAACCGGCGATCCATTAGCTTGGCGATTTCCTTGGAGGTGATGCCCGTCCCGCAACGCTTAATGGTTTCATAAACTTTCGACCTGTCTCGTTTTTTAAATGCCGCTGACGGGTTTACTCGTATGCTGTTCGCATTGCCGCTGTGTCTGTTTCGGCATATATCGTCTAGTGGTGCTGTTTTCATTTCGTGTATGCTTTCGTCTCGTATGCCTCTGCCGCAACGGGGCATCCCTTGATCCACTCTGGAGTGCGGCACATTAAATTCTGAATCTCGGCGCGGGCTTGTGTATCGTCCTCGTCAACCTCCACAATAATCTCATCGTGGACTGTCCACATAACCTCGAACCCGGCTCGCACAATCGCATAATAATGTTCTGCAAATATGTCGCGGGCGGTGGCTTGCACAACATTCTCGGCCAGCTTCCCACCATACCAGTGGCGTGGAGTTGCGCCCCGCGTGATGGAGGCAAACCACTGGTCGCTTTTGTAGCGCACATTGAAGTAGCAAATGTGCCGCCCGCTTGGGAGTTCGTAATAGTGATTCTCGTTTACGTCGTTCTTAAATTCTCGTTCCCGTTGCCTCCAAAACTTGAGGATTTCTGGATTCGTGCGCCGGTACTCCTTGACGGTGTGTTCAGCCTCGTCACTGGATAGCGTCACGCCCCAATTATCGGCGATCTGTTTGAATCGAGCGGCCCCACATCCATAGCCCAAGCCCAGCACCCGAATCTTGGCGAGTTGCCGGGCTTCCTTGTCCACCTTGTCCAGCCCCATCGTAGAGAGCGCATGAGCGGTGTAGATGTCCTCGCCTTTGCGAACGTAGTCCATCATCTCGGTGTTGTCGGTGAGCCACGCCATGACGCGGGGTTCGATCTGCGCCAGATCACAAATGATAAATTTCTTGCCGGGCCGTGGAATGAACAAGCTGCGAGTGTCGATCCCGAAGCTCTCGCCCCGTGGGAGATTCTGCATATTTAGGCCGGTGTCGCCTGACCAACGCCCCGTGAGGGTTGCGCCAAAGTATTTGAGGCCAAACGGCATCGTTCCATCGTCGCGCAGTCGAGTATTCACGGTCTGGAATAACCGGAGTAGCCGGTTGGATTTTCGCCAATCGCGCAGCGCAGCCACTACCGGGTACTTGTCACCATACTCGGCCTCCCATTCCACACACTCTGGTTCGTTCTGGTTGGTGCTAACTGGAGCCGGTATGTCTTCCTTGGCGCAAAAAATCTTGAGTTGTTTGAGAGAGTTGATGGGTTCCTCGTCCTCGGCCCACGGGACTTTCTTCCCCGCCGCTTCCTTGATCTCATAAAGTACCTCGACCCCGGCATCTAGTTTCGGTTTATCAATTTGAATGCCGCGTTGCCCACTGGTCATGGTGTGGCGGGCTAAAATTCTTTCGTGGTAAGGCCAATACTTTTCATAAAGCCGCCAAAGTTCGTGACAGTAAACGGAGTCGTACCGGGCATATTCGATGAGGGCTTTGAGTTCGGGTTCGTCTAGGTCGGCGGGGAGCTTGCCCTTCATGTTGTCCCGCACCGATTTGTCAGGTTTAACCCCCAACATTTGTTCCGCGAAGCCTTTGAGATTGCGCGGGCATTGGATGTACACGGCGAGATTTGCGGAGCAGTCCCATGTTGGAATTAAGTCGCCGGGGATATACCCCATGCGCTGTGCCGCCTCGAACACCGTGGAATCGAACGCTGCATTATGGGCCACGAACGGTGCGTCGGCTGGGATATTGCACCAAGGCGCATCTTGGGTCGGCCCAACATAATCAATCCCATCCCCGTAGAGTGACACCATGTAGGGATCGAATTTCGGATGGCGACAATAAGCATCGGGGCCGAGTCCCTTAACGGTGCATTCGGCGTCGTAATATGTCTCGAAGTCTATTGCGATCATCTCCTTAAAATGGGGGCAGCGACGGGCAAACCAATAAACCCCGCCGCCACCCCGTCACCCACTCAACCCCTCCGTCAGCGGGTAAGTTCTCGCGCCCAAGTGGCGAATTTTTCGTCGTTTTTCTCTCCAGTGGTTAGCACTGGGATGTACCAGCTATTAGCCCCCTTTTTCTTGAGGGCCGAGGTTAGTCCCCAACTTCCGTATTCCAGACCGGCGCGGAGGTTTAGGGCCGCAGCGGTGAGGATGGGTTTGGCGGCGTTTGTGTATGCGCTGAAGCTGGAGAGAATCCAGCGGGCCATAGCGTAGCGGTGGTCGCCGAACTCCCACGGGAAGTAGGCTTCATCGTCCCCTCGTACCAGCACGGTGCAACACACTTGCGGGTTCCATGTTGGCTTCGCGCCGTCCTTCCCCCATTCGAGTGAGCCACCTTGAGCCAGCACTTCGTCCAGCGTGTCGGCGGTTTTGGGCATCGCACCAGACCCATACTCGGTGTGTTCGTAGTAGGATTTTTTCGCGTGGAGAACCGTGAGCCAAACCGGGTCTTCCTTTTTCTTCTCTGGCTCATCGGCTCGCGCCCCGTACAGCGCGTACTCGGCGTTTAGCACCAGTGAACCGGGCATGAATAGTTCGCCCAACTCGCCAGTTTTCGCAGCCATCTTGAGGGATGGCACAACCAAGTCGCTTGTTTCTATTTCTCCACTGACAGAACCCGCCGCCGGTTGGGGGAGGGCTACTGCCGTGGTGTTTTCAGCGTTGTCGCTGCTATCGTTTTTCTTTTTTTTCTCACTCATCGTTGTTTCGTTAGGTATGTTTTGTCCCTCCCACGCTCGATGAGTCCTAGATCGTCCAGAACTTCGAGGGTGGACTTGGCAAATTCTTGTTTTTGCCCACGCGGGGCTTGCTCCTTGAGCTTTTTTTCCAGCGTCCCAATGGTGAGGGAACACGCCTCCAGAAACTCCTCCTGTGGAACGATCTCCTTGAGTGCGCCCCATGTGCTGGCCACATCTTTGATCTTGCGGTTCCCGGCAGTTTGTTTGAGTTCATAGCCCGGTATCTCCACGCCTTCGAGGCGCAGTTCGAGTGCGGTGCTGCGGACGTTCTTCGCCCATCGTTCCATGATAGACGCCACATCCAAGGCCCGCTGGAGTTGGGCCGGGTTGGTGAGTGCCGCCGTTTTTGCTGACTCTGGTAGGAGTAGCCCGTCGTAATCTTCTGCAATGTCCATAGCGCGTTTTTGTAATTCGGGGCAGCGGGATTTGCTCCCGCAAAATAGGCAGTTTTCGGAGTCGGGCCGGTACGGGCTGGAGGGGTCATCGGCTCGCTCAACAATAATCTTAAACTCGTCCGTCCAGCCCATCGCTTCCTCGCGCTCGAACCTCGACGATTGTTCCAGTTCATGCCGGGGCGTTAGGAAAATAAACTCGGCGGTTTTGGCTTCTGGAAATTTGTGGAACGCGCCAAGCGTGTACGCCTTGGCTTGCATATTGTTTATCGGATCATCGACAACCCACTTGCCGAATTTGTAATCAATGAGTGTGATATGTGTGCCGGTGAGCAGCACAACGTCACTGGTTCCCCACGTTATGTCGGGGATTTCCAGCCGACACTCAACGTGGATTTGGCTGGCTTGCCGCAGTCGAGGCTCAACCTTTTTCATGCACCATCCAATCAGCGTGGCGTGTTCGTCTGTGAGGGTTGGCAATTCGTATGTCACTTGAAATCCCCTTCCTTAATGGCAATGGCCCATTTCTCCATGACATCATGCAGCATCGTGCCTTCGTCGGCGGCGGTTGTGTCGCCGCTGGAGTCGTTCGTCCATTGCGGGCAGATTTTTTTGTGCTTCAGTTGGGAGGGGGAATGTTTCGCGTGTTCTTCTGGCATAGGATGAACTCCTTTATCGGGGCAATATGCTCCTTATTGATGTGATAGCCGGTGAGCCTAAAGACAGTCCAGCCAGCGGCAGCGGCGGCATTGTACTTTTCACAATCCTTCGTAAACCCTGCCGGTTTCGTATGCCGCCCGCCGCTCCAGACGCCGCCCTCAATCTCGATGGCGGTTTTGGTCGCTGGATGTGCGAAATCGAACCTCCATTTTCGTTTCGGGTGAAAGGCGAGTTCCTCGACGAGTTTCGGCCCGTCCATAATCCCCCAAAAATATGCGAAACGAATCTCCAGAACCGACCGCTTCGGCTGTTTCTTTTTTGCCCCCATAAAATTAGTGGGGTTGATCCAACGCGGACACACGCCCGCTGACTCAACCCGTTGTTTTGGAGGGGGGCGTTTTTCATGCTGGAATGTTTTTAATGCGCTCTAGTGCGTCAGTGTTCTGGAATTCGTTCAGCCCGGAAGTAAGGGCTTGGCGATAGAGTTCACTCAATCGAATGCCGAGAACCCGCGATTGCGCCTTTGCGGCGTCACGGAGTTCCGCGCTAATTTTCACCAGTATTGTGTATTCCTTGTCGTTCATTGTTTTCAACGCCGTCGAGAGGGTGACTTCCTACCGATTATTTTACAAGTTTTATTTTCGATTTTTTCCATCATTTTATTGAAAGCTGAAATCAGCAGGGATTTGCTTCTTGCCTGTGTAGTGTTTTGCGGTGATTCCAGCCTCCGAGTGACGCCCCACGGTAGCCGCAACTTCCAGCCCATACTTCTCCCGAATCGTGTGGAGTGTGTGGGCGCGGAGTTCGTGGAATGTTTTGTCGGTTTTGAGTCCACCCTCGTTCCTCAACCACTTATCCAGTTCCTTCATAAAATAGCCGCAGCGTTCGCCTGTCCAACCATTTTCGGGGAGGATGTATTCCTTGTCATCAGTTAATGTATACCATTGCTGGAGGGCGGCGTATATTTTGGGGTCGAGCGGTATGGCCGTGGGCTTCTTCCCCTTCTGATCCGCCGACATGACAATATGCGGGTGGCCTTTTTTCATCTGCACCCAATCCCACTTGGCCCGCTGGATTTCTCCCCGGCGTAGCGTGGACTTGGCCAGCAGATACGCAGCGTGAAAGTCGGGCCGCACCTCACTCAACGCCTCCACCTTCGCATCCAACACCTCCACCACTTCATCCTCCAGAGGTTCTTTATCCACCGTGGCTGGAGTCTCGGTTTGTTCCAGCATGAAGTCATCGAGGTTGCCGAGGTAAATTTCTGCATCTTCGTAGCGAGAATGGAACGACTTTTTGAATATGGATTTTGCCTGTTTCAATAAGGACTGGATGCTGCGAAGTTTGCGTTGCCTTGCGGCCTCACCTTGTCCACGCACCGAGTCTAGTTCAGAGTCAATAAATTCGCGGACGAGTTTTCCAGTGAGCCGGGACATGGGGAAATTTTTCAGTGAAGTGCGGCGACCTATAATTTTCTTGAGCGCACCAATGTTTCCCTCAATCGTGCGCTCCTTCAGTCCATGCCGCATCGCGAGAACTCGATAGGAGCGCGTGACTAAATCCGCACTCGCATGAGACGGTTCCTTCAACGCTTCTGGTTCAACGCCCGTCAGCATATAATCAATCACCCCCAAAGCCATTGCCACCGCCCAGTCTGGATCGTCGGTGTGGAGGGAGGTGGTTTTGCGATACCCCTGTTTCTGAATTTTAATGTAGAAGGAGCCGCCTAACTGCGGCTTGAACAGGGTGTAATGCCGCCCCTTATACATGAAGCGCACCTTGCCGTTTTCAATGTAATGGATTGGAATGGTTTCGGGGTCATAGGTGTTCATTTTGGTTTCCAGCCTCCGAGCGGGGGATAGCACTCGGCGCAAAATGGAAACTACAAAATCGGCTTTTAGAAAACAAGCAAAAAAAAGAGCAAATGGTTGGGGGTCAACGCATCCTACTCCGCATCAACAACTTCCGTGGGCGCATTATCATCGGATGCTGGTTTCAATATGTGCCATGCGCCGAAAAACTTTTCTAGTTCGGACTGTCCACTGCCGTCGCCAGAGAGTCGGATGGAGGCGGCTGTTTGGTCGGTTGGGACGATGTAAAATGTGTTGTGCATGAGGCACACAAAAATGAAGTAGTCGGATTTTTTATTCTTGAGCGCGGTGTAGCGGTAGCCGTAGCTCCCTTTGCATTCCGCTGGAATCCGACAAGTCTTGATCTGGAGTCTGTGATATTCGCGGGCGTTAGTTCCCGCCAGTAAATCGTACCCGTCAACATCCACCGCCGGGCGAGCGACACAAAAACCTAGTTTTAATAACTCGGCCTCGACGAGTCGCTCCCCGATTGTGCCTAGTGTTGTTGTGTTCACTGGAGTTAGTTTTCATTTAGGAGTGGGGATGCTAGTAGTTCTGTGTAGCGGCCAAGTAGATTAACTGGGTTAATGGTTCTTCCTTCTGTTTGGATTTCCAGCACCTTTTCGGGGGTTGGGAAGTAAGGGATAAAGGTTCCGTTGCGTAGGGCTTCTCGTTCGTCTTTGTTAAAGCCGCTTTTCTGCAAGGCAAGTTCCACCGTTACCAACCCCACTCCAAGGGTTTGGGCCGCTTGAATGTCGCGGTGGACGGTTTGCCATTCCTTGAATCGGTCTTCGTTTACCTTGGTGTAAAGTTCCAGTTGTTGTGCGTCATTCAGTTGCGTTCGGCGCATCTCCCTTGTGAAGTCTCCAGAGTAGCTGTTTATTTTGCGCTTCGATTGCGGCAACTTGTGAATGGCGAGGCTTTTCCCAACATCCAGCTTGGATGTGCGGAACCCGAATTGCGCGAAGGCTTCGTGTTCCAAATCGTACTCGCGCCCGAAGTCGCCTTTCGTATCGGTGGCCGCTTTATACAAACGGTTGATGGACTTTGCGCTCCCCGGCACGATTGATTCTCCAAGGTGAGTGAGTATTTTGGTTGTGCGCTCGTCCAGTGAATCATTCTCATCCCACACTGTTCGCCCCGATTCTGTGGTGTTCCGAGCCATGTCAAACAGCTTGGCCGCAAATATCTTCTCATCCGTGAATGGCTGGATAAGTGTGCCGAAGGCTTGCCAGTAGTGTACGTCTGGCTCGCCCCCGGCTCGCATCGCTGCGACTAAAGGCTCCTTGAGGTAGGAGTAGGGGTCGCTGTATTTTAGATCGAAGTAATTGTAGTGGCCGTTTTTTTCCTTTGTGATTTGTAGGTTGCCGTTCCTCGACCACGGCGGGACAAACCGGCGCATGGCTTTTTCTTCTTCTGAACTAATTCCAGACAGATTGTTGAGAACTTGGCTTGTGACTACTGGAAGCAATGTGGTTCCAGCTAAAGCCGCAAACCGCTTTGCCCCTATTTCCCGCAAGCCGGGGGTTCGCATTTCTTTATGCGCCAACTTCAAAGTGTTTAAGTTGGTGCGGATCACTTCTGCCGGGAAGCTAACGAACGCCCCCATGAGTGGAAACCGGCGCAAAGACTTAATGGCCATCGGCACTCTGGAATAGGTCGGGTAGGTGTCCTTGATGATGTTGGCAACCTCTTGGCGAAGTTGTGGATTCTTGGGGTCAATCTTGAGAGCCTTGGAATACCGGGCAAGTTCAACTTCAAAGTTGGCAATCCGAAACGCAGAATCCACCCCTTGATAAACTTCAAACGGCAACTTACCGGCTTTCACCAAGCCTCGCGCCACCGTAGGCAGATCATCCGCCCCCAATCTAATGCGACCCTTGGAAACATCTTCTAGCCATGCGCTTTTATCCTTACCAAGCACATCCTTGATACTGGCCAACATTTCACTTGGCACGGCGGCTTGGTCGAAGAAATCCAGCTTCGCGTATTCTTGAATTTTCTCAAGCTGCGCTTTGTTATCTAGTTTGACTATGTCTGCCCCGATTGTTTTTAGGGCTTCATAGGTTTGTTTTGGGGAAAGCCGGTTGTTCGCCATCCCCATCATCACGCCACCAGTAAAGTTTCTAGCCTGTGTAACATGGCTCAAGACTGTGGCACTGACGTTTGCTGCCGCTGCCGGGGCCATTAAAAGTCTTATCGGGCCAGAGGGGGCTTGTAGTTCGTCCAGCGAAGTGAAGGCTTTGGCCAGTTCCTTGGTTGTGTAAAGTCCGTCGATTGGGGCGAGCCGTGGATTACTGGCCAGTTTCTTGCCTAAACTTCCATCCTTCTTGACGGCAAATTTTTCGCCACCACCAATCTGTTCTGAAAATCCCTCAAAAGGTTTTTCCCATAAAAATCTATTCAGCCCGGCCTCGCGTAGTTCTTGATAGAACTTGGTTGTCTCAAGGAATTGCGACATCTTGGTAACGGTGCGGGCATAGTTTACATAAGGGTCTTTGTATTCGCCCCATAGTTCGCGAATTTCAACTGGAATGTTCTTCCGTTTCTTGACCACATCCAGCACCCGCCCCGAAGACGGGATGGCTTCAAATATGTCGCGCCCCGCCACATTCAACATGGCTTCCATCTCACCAGACAGGCGACGATCCACATAACCATCTATCTGGTGTTTGGCTAGTTCACCAGCTTCCACTTTCTTTTGGGCCTCGGCAATGAGATCGGCTTGTCGTTCGTTGGCTAGGAATTCCTTTGCAACTTCGTACCTCGAACCCTCAAACTTCTTACCCTTTAGAATTTTCTCCTTAAATTTCGGGTTATCAAAAATCTCATACGACCTATGAAGATAAACCTCCATGTTATCGCCGATAGTAGATTTGAGTTCTCCTGTGACTAATTTTTGGATTTGTTTGGACAACCCTTTTTTGTGTGTCCGCATTTCAGTCAAGACCTTCTTGATTGGTTTCGGCAAGTCCACCTTCTCGTGCGCCAAGAAGGAGTTCATGCGCTCCATCAAGTCTTCTGGCTTGGGGTTGTCTTTGCCATAGGCTTTTTTCTCGGCGCGATGAAGTTTTGCGCTGACGTTATCCAGATGCTTTAGTTCGGATAAAATGTTGCCGCCCATTTCGCCCTTGCGGGTATAAACATCCACGGTGAGGCCGCTGGTTGGGTCGGTGAATTTAAGCCGCCCCTTGGAGGTGAGCCATTTCTTGTAGACATTCTTAACCGGGCCAATTGACTTACCAAACCAATCGGGTTCTTCCACCTTCGGCGGCATGGATGAAGTCTTGGTTCCCGCTGGAATTCCCATCTTGGATTCGGCAAGCATCACTGGAACCCGCGCTTCCTCCAGCTTGAGATATTTTCCGACAGATGGCGGGGCTTCCACCGGGGCTTTCATCCCAGCTTTTTCCGAGATGAGCCGGGTTGCCACTGGAACCTTAACGTCTTCGAGGCCAAGATAGTTTTTCCAGAACTTGCTTTTTATCTTTGCCTCGGTGGAGGTAAAAGTGGTTTTGGTTCCTTTTTTAAGTAACACTCCCGGTTGCATCTCACCGTTTACAGCCTTAACCATCTCCACTTCCGCTGGAGTGCCTTGGCCCTTGTTCACCCGGTTGTATATGACGCGAAGCTGTGGGCCAGTGTATTCGGTTTTGATCTGGTGTGTTAAAAGTTTTTTGAGTTTTGGGCCTTCTAAAGCAACTCCTTTACCTAGCGCGTGTTGCCCGGCTTTGACTGCAAAAAATGTTTGCAACACCCCGCCCGTCAAGGCTTCCGCTGCGGCTTGCGTGTCGCCAGCCTCAATGGCTTCGTTATAAGTTTTTACAACATCCGGTATCCCAGAAGCCATGTGTGCGCTAAACCCGGCTGAAAATATACGACCCAGCAATGGTGCGCCGCCAGATGCTACCATCGCCATCCCGACTAGCGGATTTGTGATCTGTTCCGTCGCACCAAGTATGCCGTGTTGGGTTCCGGCAATTCCCTTGGCCCATTCCTCTGACACTCCAAATTCCTCTAAATCTTTGGCGTCGATACCGACTTTCTTTTTGAGGTCGCCTATGAGGGGGGTGTTAAAAAGTCCCTGCTTGGTAAACTTGTCGGCAAGCGGCTTGTACATTACCCCGCGCTGCTCGGTGACGGGATCAGTCCACATAACACCTTCCTCCGCAATCTGCCGCTCTGACGGCCCAATGAACGGAGTCACTTGTTTCCTAAACCAATAGCTGAACTCGTCCCACTTGGAGATTGGGGGCGCGGCATTATACGCCCCGTATCGCTGCACCTTTTCCTCCATTGTCATGGAGTTGAAGTCTGGCGGGGGGTCGGCTTCTACGGGCTGAATGTCCAGTTCTTCAACTGGCTGAATGTCCAGTTCTTCAACTGGTTGAACATCTAATTTTTCTGCCATGTTGTTTATTAAGGCAGTGTGTAGCCCGCGTCAAGGGCTTTCTGTTTTTGACTTTCTGGAACAGTTACCCGCATTCCATTTGGGCCAATGAGTTCAATCCGTGGTTCGGTTGCTGGAGTTGTAGCTGAAGTGGTGGAATCTGCCCCATACTTCTTATCCATTTCGTCAATGTTTCCAAGCAACTTTTCTATTTGAGTTTGGATTGGCGTTTTAGCATCGGGGTTATACAAATCTGAATTTGGATCAGACCTTGAAAGTTCTGACGCATAGGACATACCAGACATTATCTCGGCAATCTGATCGCCCATCCTGACTTTCAACTGTTCCAAGTCTTTAGGCTGCATCCGCAATTTGCCATCTATGTTTTCTAACATATGGCTAGTTTTACCGAAAGTAACAATTCGTTGTCCCTTACCTAGATCGTGAACCACTGGCTTCATGTCTAGTTCTGTCACTGCCGCATCCGAAGCCGCCTTTATCTTCGTATCAATCCACGGGCGAATTGTTTCTGGATCGAAGTCTTCCTTCAACGCCTCTTGCACTTCTTTACCAAGCGAAGTGTTGTCGGTTGCCCACATTTTCCTCAAGGCGGTTTGGTTTTGTTCAAGAGTTTTACCGGCTTGAGTTTTTTTGTCCAAGGCTTCTAGCTTCTCGGAAGTCAACTTGTCTTGAAGGATAACATTCTTGGCTTCGGCAACGCCCAACATTCCTTGCTGGTATAGGATGTCCGCGATTTGTTTTTCGCCGGTCAAGACACGTTGTTCTTTTTCACCAGCGATGTCTGCGATTGTTGCTGCTTCCAATCTTGCAGTGTCGCGTTCCTTCAAGTCATAAATTTTTTCTTGCAGTTCGTGATCTCGTTGCTTCTGCATCTCATTCCGATCCGTCTGCATCGAGGACACAAGTCCCTTCAACTCACCCATTGACATATCCGAAGCATCGCGCACTTTCTCCCCATATTGAGATAGGTATTCTGATTTCATTGGGTCGGCTTCCTCGCCCTCGGCTGGAAGTTGCCGCGCATATTCGTTGAGTGCCGTTTCCTCCAGTATGTCGCGGGTTTCCTTGTTCTGCCGGTATTTCTCAATACCCGCCGTAAGCCCCTCAATGCCCTTCGCATACTCATCCCCGATACTACCCATCATCTGCACGATGCCGGGTGCGATTGCCGGGCCACCGCGCCCTTGATATTTGCTGAAATAATTAGCCATTTTATCCTCCCCCTCCCCAAATTGATCCCACTGCCCCAAGCCCCGCACCAATCATTGATGCACGATTTTTAGCAGTGGCAGTTCTAGCCGCCAATACTCCTTGGTAATTCTGGTTATAAATATCTCCAGCATACTGGGATTCTGGACTGAACATCGCGCCGGGGTTGAAGCCTTGCGCCTGACCAACCATGCCTCCAGACATCATCGGGTTCATGGAACTTGGTCGGCCTAGAATTGCCATGAATGGATCAGCGGCAGTTGCCTTGTTCACACCAACCATTGACTGCGCGAATCCCTGCCTTTGCTGTCTCCTCGCATTTGCGCCTTGGAGTTGGGCTAACGATTCAATCGCCGCATCCTGACTTCCATAACCCATTCCCCGCGCTGCGCCCCCTGCCCGGCTGGATTGCTGGATTTCCCTTCGCTCCCACGCACTTAAATTGCCACCGGCTTCCAAACCAGCTTGGGCTTGTTGGTTTAACTCGGCCAACAACGCTGCCTGTTCTGGATTCGCTGCATCCATTGCGGCTCGCGCACGGCCTCCATATTTTTCAATCGCCGCGATGTCGCCCCCACGCTGGAGATCGAGTTGTTCACGATCCATCTCGCCAAGTCGCGCCTGTGAAGTTTCGTACAAATCCAGCAGTTGCGGAGACATCTGCTTGGCAATGTCCATGTCCAGTTGGGCGTATTTGCCCCTAAACATTTCTTCAGCGGCGTATAATTCCGGGGCTAGTTTAACCTGTGCGCGGGTCGTTTTAAATATCTCGTCCTCGTAATCGCGAGCTTTCGGGGCTTTAATTGTCGTTCCCATACTTGTTTACCTTTCTCTCATAATCTCTCCACTTATAAATTTTCAATTGCGACCCGTGCCTGTGCCACGCGACGTATTCCATTCTGAACGGGGCGACCTCCAAGAATCGTTTGAGGGCGGCTTTTCCTGACCCAAGCCACACGAACCAAGTATTACAATCCTCAACTGGATAGGTGGTTTTGTGAGTGCATTCCTCTGCAACCTTCGCCTTTGGCATAGGGCGGCCCATGATGAACGCATCGTCGCCGCTCCAGACGTAGGCGTTGTGTAAGTGCCAGACCAGATCACCTTCAAATGTGTTTTCGGAGTCGTTATCATAGGTTGCCTTTGCTTGTTGGATTGGGGTCATCCAATTACAGTTAGTTTAAATTCATCCCCAGCCGATACGCTTGCTCCAGAAGCAATGCCTATTTTAATCGTGTTAGCGTCGTGACTGACTATCGTTAGCATAGCATCCAAATCGACAAACCCATTCGCGGCGGGTTCGGAAACCGCCCCATCCACATCAATAATTGAGACTGTGATAAATTCCGTGTTGCGCCCATGAGTAACCGTTGCTACGTCTCCACTGAACGAAACATGGTCTGAATCGTCAGTTCCCCATATAATTGTCCTAGTGTACTTCCCAGTTCCCTTGGAAGTCACGGCATGGTCGGCATGAGCGGCAGCAACCACTTCCGTTACATAGGTGCTGTTATCCACTTCATAAATAGTTGTTTGCCCATCCTGTTGTGGGGCGCGAACGATGTAGCCGTTTTGGTCGTGGATGAAATTAAAAGCCGTGTCAATGTCTGCCGCCGTGATTTCTGCATTATTGATGACCGTGGTTGTTCCATCAGCAGTAATTGAAATATCTCCGCTCAACCCTACAAGCCCCCAGTTTCCATCAGACTGAACAATGGGAATTTGACCCACCGTTCCTTGAGGCAAGTTAGTCAAGTCCAATCGCAAGTTTTTACTTAACTTGGTCTTGGTGATTGCGCCTTGAACTATGTCTTGGTTTTCAACCATTGTGCGTGTTAATTCCCATGCCGAGGGAGTTTCGGATGTACTGGAACAACAATGTCGTTAATACTCGGATCGCCGGTTTCGGAAAGTCGAATCAAACAGGAATTAGTGGTCGCGGTTTCACCGTAAAAAGTTAGCGTGGTGTTTGCGTTTGTTGCGGTGGCCGCTGTTGTGATGGTGAACGACTTGACGGTTGCCGTCACGGTACTCACGGTAACAGTTGCCGTACTCGATGTTGAGCCGGGGTCTGTGAATACAAGCGTGTCTCCTATTTGGTATCCAACGATTCCCGCACCAACTAAAGTAAAGGTTGGGTTTCCAGAACCATCTGTGGCTACTGAAAAAGTTGCACCAGTACCGGAACCGCTGGTGCTGGTTTGAGCAAAAGCGGAATGGGACTGACTTGCTTGCCATGCTGCACTTGGAGTTGGCGTTGTATCTGAAATGGCAGTTATTGCAAAACTAACCGTTTCAACCTTACTACCCACAGGAATCCCGGTTCCCGAAACGTATTGTCCAATAGCTATTGTCGCACTAACGTCGCAAGCAATTGTTACTGAAGTGTTTGTGGTGTCACAAGTTGCGTCCGTAAATGGTTCCTCTCCACCATAGGCATAGTCAACTTTACACCGAACATACTGTCCCAAAAACCTGTCTCCAATTCGAGACAACACAAAGCTGGATTCCCCATCGGCAACCGTGTTGGTGATTGTCGCAAGATCAAGCCCGTTTAAATGGGACGCCGAGGCAATGTCCGTTGTGTCCGTGCTGGGGAAGTTAGCCACATTACTGGCTTGCCAAGTAAAAGTCAGGTCAGCAGATTTGTTACAATTGATGTCGAGAGTTGTGGATTCCCCCTTCCACACTATCCGAACTTTTGGAAGATTTTTAATAATTACCAAGGGGGATTTGGTTCCATCGAACGTGTTAGTTAGTCCAGAGATGAACGCTGGATCACGCATGGTGTGAACCATATTCCCAATGACTAACTCTCTATCAGACATTTTATATTAAGCCGTAGCCGCGAACGCCCCCACTTGATTTCCGCTGAACGCCATTACTGATAATACTGCACTTCCGCTTGCGGGGATCGTGAAAGTTGGGGTCGCCGTGCTGTATTTCAACACTGACCATGCCTTACTTCCAGCCCCCGCCGCCAAGGTGAGATCAAGATTCCCGCCCGTGCCGTTTGTGACATACAACACGCTGGATTTGAACTCGCTAGAGGATGAGGGATGCGCCGTTGGCGTGAGAGTTGTATTGACGTTTATGGCGAGCGTGTGTATTGGCTTACTTACGTCCATATTAACCGAACTCGCGGGAGTGATTTGTTCAAATGTTCCAGAATTCGATATGTTTCCAAGGGTTATGGATTTTAAGTTGTCCGAATCGGAGGCGTCGGCCATTAAAAGTAAATCCCCACTGGCTGCGCTTGTAATTAGCGTGGCTCCCTTCACTACATTGGATGAACCAGAGGCCAGTTTGGCATGAGTAATGGTCGCGTCGGAGGGTGTGATTGTGACATTAGTTCCAGAAACGGCCATTGACCCATTCGTAACCGTGCATTCTGTCGCTACGCTGCTGGCGTTTCCAACAATGACAGACCCGTTGGCCAGTGGCTCTAGTTTGCTAAACTCAATTGCTGCGGCTGCGGCCACATCTGCATTTTCGATGTCGCCCGAAATAGCCACGGTTGGAGCCGAACCATTACGCAGCATTGCTCTCGTTACGTTTGTCGAATCGGGGTACGTCTCACCCGGTGTTACTACTGCTGTGATTGCCATAATTAAATCCTTTTAGTTATCATAGTTTTACCCGGCAACGCCGTGGTCTTGATTCCTCTTACTTCACAAACTCCCAAATCGTTCGTGACCTTAAACTGAACAAATCTTCCTTGCCCGTTAAATCGCATCTTGTGCGTAGACTCCTGTTTGGCATCTGGATCGAACCCAGTTGTGTTTGGGTCTAGCGCGGTGGACAGAACTGTGCTGTAATCCTGCCGAAATTTCGTCATGTAATCGTCGCCAACATTTGATTCCACAAAATCTGCCTTATCGAAGGGCTTGTCGTACTTTGTCCGACTGTAATTGATATACTTGGTCGTGCCGTCTTCGTTAGTTAAGATGGAAGAATTTTCAGATACCCCGTCAAACTGTGCGGTTAAGGTGATTCCCGTGGCTCCAACCACCCCGTTTGTGGCAAGCTGGAAATCAGCCTGTGAAAACTGCTTAAAATCTATATTATTAAATGAGTAACCACGGGTCACGACTTCCGTAGAAATGTTTGTTTGCGTAATGTTCCGGTTGCTTGTGTTTGTAATATCCACGCCCTCATCTGTGTCGCCACTATACATACCATCATCGTACAAACTCACAAACCCGTCTGTCGTTAGAAAGAACAGCCGCTCTGCCCCCAAGTAACTGAAGGTGAACATATCCAATATGCCGGTTTCAGCAGTCCAAGTGCCGCCCCCCAACACGCAAGTTCTCTCGTTTTTATAGGTGGCATTTGTACAAGTCCCGGCTTTTCCAATCTGATCGCTCTGGTCGTACCCGCTCCACGCTTGGTTTTTGAAATCGTACACAAACACGGCATTGTTTTTTGCCGCACCATCAATAGGGACGGCCAAATAATATCTCGATTGATGGTATGCCGCGACTGCATTAGTAGCAGCTTTCCAGTTGATCCGGTCAATAAGTGGCTGGATTGGCTCACTAATAGGCACATCCAAGCCCTGCAACTTGCCAGACTCGGACACAGACAAACTCACAACACCCCGCTGGTCGCTCAAATACCAAACATCCTTACCCACCGTTGTCACGGCTTTCTTTCCAATCAACCCGCTGGTTCTCGTCAATTCATCCAAGTAGGTGTCCACCAGATTCCCATAAATATTGCGAACCGCGTAGACGCTGTGTTCCTTGAAGCAAATTACGGTGGATTGGTCGTACTTGACCAAGGCAACAAGTTTGTCTTCGCTTCCTTGATTGATTCGGAAGTTTGACAACACGGGTTGATAGCGTGTGTAGTTCAAGTAATCTGACACGGCAACCAAGTCCCGGCTGTGTGGAATTAAAAGTCGATTCTGGAAGTATATCCCAGTGTCCGCATTTGGGATTGATTCTGTTCCATCTGTGTCGTTTTCATCAAGGGTTACGTCAGAATTAAATTGTCCGCCGCTAAATGCGGAATCGGGGTTTGGGTTTGTGCTGTTTGTAAAATTGCTGGCCGTGGTAATGTCCGTCTTTCCAGCATCCCCGGCTTGAAACTGGGCAATTACAACTCTTGCACTATTGGCCGTCACCAAAAGCTGCCCGTCGTGGCCATTTGCACTTTCAATTGCCGTCTTGAGGTTTGTGGCAGAAGCAGTTGCGCTACCGCCGTGTAAAAATATTATGTCTGATCCACTTAATGCCCCGGTAGTTCCACTGGCTTTCGCAATGTAAGTTTTAGATGTCTCGTTTGTCGAGATTAACGTGATGGTGCTATCGACCACGGCGGCTGCGCTAAACGCAAATTGAGTGATTGGGTTTGTGACTTCGTGGAAACCATCTCCCCGGTTTTCCATTACTAAAGGAGTGCTATCTTTTCCACGGAACATCACAACCACATTAAAGCACTGAACAAACTCCACGTTCTCTGGAATTGTTAGACCAACTTGAAGTTTAAGAATCTCGTTATTTCCCCGAATGCCATAAACTGTTGTGCTTGTTGCGACCAACAACCAACTAATTCCGTTGGTGGGATTGTCGAACCGGCCAACTCCACGGATGTTTGAGAAGGCAGTTAAGGGTTTGCTTTTAAGCGTTCTCGCCGCGCTACCCAAGGAAAACAACGCATCACTCTCATGGTTCCCATTACTGGTGTCGCTGGCTCCAACATTTGTAAGAGTGTCGTTCGCCCAATATACCTTCTTGATACCGCCTCGCGGAGAAACAACCCCATTTCTGAAGCGTATATTTTTAGCCGAAGACACAACCCCGGTGGGTAGTTGCCCCGCGTCCAGACGCGCATTAACCCCGGAAAATCCAGAGTCGCCGTCTATCAATGGGTCGGGTATTGGCATCAGTTTTTCTCTATCTCATACTCCAGTTCAGCAACGGTTCGTAAAGCCTCCCGCGTCCACTCTGGACTCGCATAGGCCGCTTTCCTAAACCCCTCCATCGCCGTCAGCCTCTCCACGTTCTCTAATCGTGGTGTGCTGCACCCGCACCCCATCAATAAGAGCGTCGATGCGGTCAACTTTCGCATCATATCTGTTCTTCGCATTCGCCTCTTTTATCCCGTCTGCGATTTTTAAAAAAAGCCGCTCCAGACTCGGAACGGCTCGGAGCAGTGCAACAATTGCGCTGGCAAACCCCATTAGCCGGTTGCTTTCTTCTTCTTAACCGGAAGGACTGTGCTTGCGGCCTCTACTGCGGCTTCCGCTGCATCCTCACTTTTCTTAATGCCGTGACGTAGGAATACCGCCAGCCCAGCCGTTACAACAAGTTGCAACATTTCACCAAGCTCGATGTCGCCCATAAACCACGCGCCCAACGCACCGACAATAGCCGTAACGCTGGCCCACAATGTCTTACTTTTTAACATATTATTTATCCTTTTTTTAACAGTTCTCTAATCTTCAACACAATGTAAATCAAGCTCGCAGCCGAGATCGCCACCTTCAAAATTAAATCCATACTCACCATCCAGTTAGATAAACCAGTGAATGTTGCGACTGCCACCTTGCCGGTGTCCCAATCAAAAAATCCGATCATGGTGTCCTCTTACCCACCGGCTTTTTCCTCAACCATTGGTTCAGCCTTCTCATCAAAGCTGGCCGCGAGCAATCCCATGAAGTGATTTCTACCACCATGAGCTTGATCGAGGTTAAAACTGATCTGTCGAATCTTGTTCTCAAGATCAGCAACGTGGTTAAGTAACACAACCT